ATAGATTGCTATAATTCATTACCTTCAAATGTAGCACATACAGACTACAACTTATACAACATTGATAAGAGATACATTAGACAAGAACCTCCTAACGCAATCAGAAAAATAGAACAACATGCTAACAGATCAGTGTACAGTCATTACTTTGTAATGTATCATGAAGGTTCATATACTAGAATGCATACTGATAACGATGATGCTATAGGATTAACAATAGTAACATTAGTAGATACAGTTGATCTAGTTGGTGGTGAGACGCTTGCTTTAGTTCCAGCTAAAATGCCAGAAGAGAAAAAAGGATATCAAAAAGGTAATGATCATAAAGGAAGAGTTATTCCAAGAGTAATTAGAATGAATGAAGGTGATTCAGTAATTTATGATAGGTCATTAATGCATGGTGTATCAGAAGTAGAGAAAGGTAAAAGATTAGTATTAGTAAGTTGGTTTAGAAGGTGAGTAGTACATTCAAATCAGATAGAGTATCTCCAAGTTTCGTTGATTGGTTAGAGAAATCAAGAGATTGGGGATTCGGAATTAAGAGACAAATATACAGACCAAATCCAACCGCACTTGATGTTGTAAATCAATATATGTATGCAAAGAAAAATGGATGGCTAACAAAAGAAGATGATGCTAACTATAACAATAGATGGCTACAATTTACTGGAAAGTTTGATGGACAATTTGATGAGTGTTACAGATATATGCATATGCACTTTAATGTAATGAAAGCTCATGTATATGCAAACTGGAAACAAGATGGTCATAACTATGGAAGACATAAGGATAGCATGGATGTTATCTTAGTTCAAATGTGGAACAAAACAGCTTATACAGTGGAGAGTGAGAATCAACATAGTAGCTTTACTCTGTCGCCAGGGGATGCTTTATATATAAGGCACGGAGTATATCATACTCCAGTCATACTTGGAGAGAGAGCAACAATGTCCTTTAGTTGGAATTAATTGTTGACTTCAATTGCTATTAGTCGTAAAATAGCAATATAATTCGCCACACAGTCTGGTAGTGTGGCAGTGGTAAGACAAGCAAGAGCGGGGGTTTGTCGGATATACGCGCGAGGGTACGAACGAGGGGCGACGATATCACTTATAATGAGAGAATGAATGCCAAATAATCCATATACAGCTTTTAGACTAGATGACCCATACAAAGATTATACTAAGCATAAGCTAGATAATAGACTTGATCCTTTAGTTATAAATTGGAAAGGAAAGATAGGTTATGGAGATTTTATTAGCCCTATATCTTATGCATTGAATATGGCTGATTGTAATAGTACTGATGTTGTATTAAGATTTCATTGGCCACAAGAAGGTCCAAGTAAATATAAAGAAGCTGACCCAGAAACATATCAAGATGTTATAGACTTAACTTACAACCTTTTGCAAAAACCTACTTTCTTCGATGTAAAAATTGAGCACGTATACAATTCAAAACTAGCTTACAATCATGACAACTATATGATGGGCAAAACAAATAGTACTTGGTTCCATTGTCATAACTTAAGATTTGCAACTACAGGTTTAAACGATTATGATAATGTACATGATAATTGGAAGAACATTACTATGGTCACATCTATCAAACATGAACAACCATTACATGAGTATGCTGAAAGCAAGGCATGGAAAGATCCTCTTGGTAGAACACCTAGCGGATTTGCTTGGCCAAAAGTAGGTGCTCTTATTCAAAAACGAGACTGGAAACTTAAACATGTACATTATGAAACACCAATGATGACTGTTATAAAAAAGATGCAACAAAGTATTGGTGTTATTGGATATCATGGGGCACATATGTGGATAGCAAGGATGTTAGGATTGCCTATGATTATTTTTAGTCAAAAAGAACTAACAGAACATGCATTTCCATGGTGTATTAGATTTAATTATTATAGCGACTTTCATCCAGAAAATATTGCAGAATATTTTCAACAGTCAGTCCAAAAGAGAGAGGAGATATTGAATGACTACAAGTATTGGCTCACAAGCCCAAATATTTATAGGCTACGACGAGAGAGAACGTAAAGCATACGATGTATGTAAGTTTAGTTTAGAGCAAAGATCAGATATTAAGATCAATAGACTCTTTAGTAAAGATATAGAAACTTATAATAGAGATTGGGGCGAACCAATGTCTACTGATTTCACATTCACGAGATTCTGGGTTCCTTCGCTAAGCAATTTTGAAGGCTGGAGTTTCTTTACAGACTGTGACTTTCTTTTCTTGGCAGACCCATTAGAAATATTAGATAACGTTGATGACAGTAAAGCTGTTTATGTTGTAAAGCATCCAGGATATATTCCCAACAGTCAAATAAAAATGGATGGCATTCCTCAGCATAGAGCATTTAGAAAGAACTGGGCTAGCTTTACTTTGTTTAATAATGCACATCCAAAGAATGCAAGACTAACACCAGACTATCTTAACAACCATAGACCAGGATTAGACTTCCATCAATTCAGATGGTTAGATGATGAAGATATTGGATCATTGCCATTAGAGTGGAATTGTTTAGATGATTATTACCATTTAGAGAATCCAAAAGCAATACATTATACAGACGGAGGACCTTGGTTTGACAATTATGAAGAAACTTTCTATAGTCATTTGTGGACGATGGAACGAGATCAAATGGAACATTCTTTAAATGAAAAAGTTTAATGATATTACAGTAGTATTCACTTGGTATGGCCAAGAGGATCATTTATATGCACAGTGTGAATTCTATAATAGAATGGCACAGAAGTTTAAGTATAGACCAAGAGTCATTATGGTAAATGATGGTAATGAACAAGGTAGACAGTTCTTTAGAGATACCATAAAGATTCATAAAGAGAGATTTGATTTAGTAGGTATTGATGTAATGGAGGACTTAGGTTTTAATTCTCATGCATGTAAAAACTTAGCTATGAAACATGTAAAGACTGATTGGGTATTACTATCAGATGCCGATTGTTATGAGAGTGCTGGGATGTATCATTACTTAAGATTCGAAAAAGACTTAGATCCTAGCATGTATTATGTACCTAAAGCAGATATGGAAAGCCCAGAATCAATGGAATCCTACGAATTATTATGCAGAAAAGGTATAATAAAGTACATAACTCATCCAAATATTTGGATTATGACAAGAGAAGCATTCTGGTCTACAGGTGGTTATGATATAGAATTCCAGGGGGTAAGGCATGGTGATGCTGAGTTTTATTTAAGTATAGGACGCCCAGAATACAAAGAATGGGACTATGAACTGTTGTCTGATAATGACAAACATCGTATAATAGTAAAAACTCCTAAGAGAGATCCTTTTTATATTAGACAAGAAAGGGAAAAGCAATCAGAGGCTTCTAAGTTAATCGATTTTGTTAGATTAAGAAATAGAAACCCGTATAGAAAATATAGAAAGAAACTTTATAACTTTCCATATGAAATGGTATGACAAAACAAGTAGAATTAAAAGTAGTAAGCTCAGCAGAGTTTGCAAAACTAATCAACGAAACTGTTGAAGAAAGCAATGGTACTATTAATCATTTAGAGGCAGTACAAGAATTCTTAGAACAGAATGAAGAAATAGAACCAGAAACTATTGCATCTTTAATTCAAAGAAATCAAAAGCTAAAAGCCATTCTGTATCAAAATGCAGAAGGATTAAACTTAGTAGAGAAAGTAGATAGACTGCCAGTAGATGAGGGGTAGAATATTACAAGTGGATCCATATGACGCATATGTAAAATACTTAGCACTGAAGTCTCATTTCAGTGATCCAAAATATGACTTTGTAAAATACAATGGTAAGGTCAAGGCTTGGCGTACCACTTTTGAAACTAGAAAAGACAAATACTTTTTTTATAAGCTAAGCAAGATGAAGGATCCAGTTGAATTCCTTATTGCTAACTTTATAGACAATGATGATTTTTATGTAGGTGATATCAGAGATGATAAAGCTAATGATGTGTATATGGAATACAAAAAGAGACAACAAGCTCTTTCATATACATTTAAAAGTGACCTAAGTAAAATGAAAGAGGACTTCAATGAAAATATTGTAGTACCTAAAAACGAACACCCCTATCTGTTAAGGTTATACATGCGAAAAGATATTTGCATTGAAACGTTGACTTTAATTAATAGATGTGTTAATATATTCAACTATTGGGATAAGGAATTGGAAGGAGACATTATGTGGCCAACCATTAAAATGAAAGCTGTAAAGTTCTCGCCCTTCCTCAATGTTGACATAAATAAGTATAGAGAGATTATTCTTTCTACTTTTAATAATACGTAATATAACGACATACAACGCGATACGACGCATACAGGAGAAATACTATGTCTGATTCATTTCAAGCGCTTAAGCGCAATCGTACGGAAGGCTTCGACAAGCTAACCGCTTCATTAAATAAACTCAACCAAAAGTCTAGCGGACCTGGACCTGATGAAAGATTTTGGAAACCCGAAGTCGATAAAGCAGGTAATGGTTATGCTGTGATTAGGTTCTTACCAGAACCAGAGGGTGAGGACGTACCATTTGTTAGAATTTGGGATCATGGATTCCAAGGACCTGGTGGATGGTATATTGAAAACTCTTTGACTACTCTAGGTCAAAAAGATCCAGTATCAGA